ATCTCAATCTTCTCTCCCAAGATTTCTACAGTAGTTTTTGATTTCTTCGTCACTTGATATTTCCACCAGTAGGTCTATGTCACTTTCTTTTGCCGCTGGAAACAGTTCCAGTAGCAGCTTCTTTTTGCTTTTTGCAGACTTTGAAGCAGTGTCTTTTTTACTACTTGCTGCTTGCCATTTATGCTTCTGAACACCAAATCCGGGTGAGATGGTTGTTAAACAAAGCCATTGTAGTTTGGGATGTTTGCTTAATGCGAACCAGTTTGTATTAGCATAACAGTTGGTTGCAGTCAAGTAGTAATTTTCTAAATCTGGTATTCCTACAACATTTGACAAGAACCTTACTGTTACGGGTGATGGGAAGTTCTTCTTTTCGTCATCTGTGAGCGTGTCATAAAAGCCTCGGTCTTTGAGGTCCATTGCTTTCAAAACACGGTTGATATCTAGTTTGTATGTTGCCATTGTATATAGCCTACCACGCCTTGCTGTAATCGACTACTTCTGAGTTTCTGGTTACATCTTTCAAGAAATACACACAAGGTGGGTTTGGTTCATCTGTGAGTGGAACTGCCAGAAACTGTCCATTCTTGAGTTTTGGTGCATACCAAGAACACTCATGATACACGTCATGAATATCAACAGGCAAGAAAGTTGGTGAAAAACTTGTTCTTGGATTGAATTGAAATGCAGAGAATCCACGGTCGCCTAGTGTAGTGATTGGAATAGCCTCTAAATCACCGATTTCAGGGTCACCAATCAATATTTGCCAGTCTAGTGGCATCTTTACCTTAAAGTTACCGATTTGAAGCACTAGGGCTGGTGTGGTGAAAAACTCTACAAAGATCAGTGGAACATAATGGTAGTCTGGGTTTTTTGGGTCTGCGTTATCAAACACCGCAAACCTGATATCATCAACTTCTTCTGGCAGAGTTGACATATCAAATGATTGGTTATCTAATGTTAAAATTTTCATTGGTTTACTTCCATGTGTGTTTTTCTACTACGAATGGATATTCGCTTTCTCGATAGAACTTTTTTCGCTCTGTCAAGTGCCGCTTGGAATACTTGCATGATGAAGTGATGTCCCATACATTTACAAAGTCTTTGTCGGTAGCACGCCTAAGACCACGGCCAATACTTTGGATAACTCTGACAAAGCTCTTGCCGGGTTCGATCATGACCAAATTGAAGATGCGGTCAATTGAAATACCAACGGCTGCTACGCCGTATGTGGCGATCAAGATAGTATCATCGCTGCACCGAATATTTTTATATTCTTCTTGGCGTTTTGAGTTCTTGGTGCTGCCACTGACAAAAACCGCATGTTGATCACCTAGCATTTCTAGCAGAACTTCACCAGTTGTGATACGGTCAACCAAAACCAACGTATTTCCTGTTTCTTTGATCTTTGTGATGATCTTGGATATTTCACGTAATCGTGCTTCAGTGGTTACCAAGTAAGACAGTTCTTGCTGATAGTTCTTGAATTCGCCATAGTCTTGAAGCTGAATCACATTGATGTTACAGTTTGATAAGTGGCCTGCTTCTTGAAGATCGGCTGCTTTGACCACTGAGACAACATGGCCCAAACACACCAGCAAACTAGCTTGCGCAAACTTTTCTTTTGGCACAGTGCCAGTCAAACCCCACCTAATGGGAACCTTGGCAAACTCATTGGAAAGCATAGACTTGAGTTGATCGGCTTTGCACATGTGACACTCATCACAAATAACACAAACTACATCTTCCAAAAACTCATAGATGGTTAGACCTTCTTCGCCGTTTTTGGTTCGCTTAATCAAGTGATCAAGTGATTGCCATGTGCAAATGGTATGAGTTTTGCCCAACTCTTTGCGGTCACCATAATAAACACCCACATCTAGACCAAACAACCTATAGTCTTCTTCGGTCTGAGTCACCAAGCTTTTATTTGGCACAATGATAACAGAACGGCCATACTTTTCTACTCGTTGTGATAGAGCGGCAGTGACCACTGTTTTGCCAGACCCAGTGCTTGCAATAGCTAGTGACTGTGTATTGGTAAGAGCGTTGTTGATGACCTCCACTTGATGTGGATTAAGCATCAATGGCTGATTTTCAAGGCGATGACCGGGGGGCCATAGGATAGACTCAAAAGACGATTCTGTGACTAGTTCAAACTCAAATGTGTTTGAGTAGGTGCGTGTGTCTTCTAATTCGATGTCATACCCGCTGTTTTGAATCATGGGTATGATTTCAGGCAAAAGGTTGATGTAGCTTACGCCACCAATAGAGAAAAACGAAACACAGCCGTCCCATCTGCCAAGTCTTACTGCTGGCTGATATCGTGCACCGGGAATTTCATACTTGAACTTTTCGGCCAATCGCTTTCTTACGGTCAGTTCTAGGCCAGATATTTTGCAATTAACTTCATCTTCTACTAAAATTTTACATGTTGGCATTAATACAAAATTACACTATAACACATTTCCGGGGGACTTTGCCCCCGGATACTGAAATTTACTCGTTAAACATACAAGTTGTTTCAGCCAGCATCTTCCAGTTGAAGGCGCTCACTTTTACCAAATCGGCGATCTTTTGTGCCATACGCAAAGAAACTTCGCGAAGACGATCTTGGTTTTCTTCCATGAATTCAATGACCTTATCACCTTCATTGTTTTCAAAATCATACTGTTCGAACAAATCACCCTTGCGATGAATTTGACGCACCCGAAGCATACAATCACGCTTGGTGTTAAGGGTAAGATCAAGATAATGACAGCGGCTTTGCAGTGCTGCCAAATGATCTTGAAGGTTTTTGCTTTTGATGTTAGCAAAGTTCAGATTCGTGATGAAGATAATAGACCCGCGAAAATCAAAGCTGGTGGGGATATCTTCACGACGAAGCATGCTTGAATCTGAATGCCAATAGATGCGGCGCTTTTTGCTGGAATCAAGTGCAGCCTTCAGAATATTGAGTGCGTCGGGTTCCCAAAACAAAGAATCAACATCATCCAAAACAAGAATGCTGTTGGAATCACTATACTTGTAGAGCGTGCAGTAAAGACCAATCGGAGACATATTGCCCTTGATGACTTCATACTTGAGCTTTTTGTTTGCAAGAGCAGAAAAAACACCAACTTCTTCAAGCTGACGTTCAACGCTATAAGTCTTGCCGATACCGCTGTGGCCGCTTACAATCACGGCACGAACATCGCCCCTGATGGCTGCACGAGTCATATCATCAAGAATAGCAAAACGACTCTCAATGCGATTCATGATTTCTTCGTCGGTTTGTTCTGGCATTGCAGGTGCTGATTCAGTCTTGAAATAATCAGTAGAATTGATGGTTTCTTCACCATCAGGAATACCATCTACCACGATATCGGTAGGACGAACCTTGACACGAACAATGGTGTGTTCCGGTCCAAAATGACCAAGACTGTCTACGGTAACGTAGTGCCCAAGCTTTCCGAGCTTAATGCCACGGATCAGCGGAAAACACATGTTTTCAACGACTTGACCACGATAAACACCACGAGAGATAGTGACTTTGGCAGACATATTTTTTCCTGTGTAAGTGATTAAGAGAAGCTATTGTATATGCTTCCACACAAGAAGTCAATACTTAAATCCAGTTTTTTAATATTACTGGGTCTTTGCAAGTGTCTAGGCATGGTGTGCCATGAAAGGCTAACACTTTGGTTTGAGGATCAATTACTGGGTCACGCACTGTTGCAAAGACCCACTGATTACCGTCTCTGATCAATTCTTTACGTGATCGGACTTCCCACTTATAACTCTGAATCCAAATATCGGGGTAAAAAGTTATGCATGTGTGAGATTTATTCCAAATCCAGTCTTGATCACCTCTGAACTTTTTCATTGTATCAGGGTTTGCGACAAAATCATCCCACAGATATGCATGCGTGTTTGCTTGCCATCGCATCACAGCACTGCCCAACTTTTGTTGACTGGGTGTAAATTTTCTGGAAACATCTCGCAGCCCAAGAAACTTATTGGGTAGGTGTGTTACAAGATCATCAATGTTGTTTACAATAACCATGTCTAGGTCAAAAAACAACACTGTATCAGTGTCTGAGAAAATTCCTTGCTTGAACAAGTAGAGTTTCCACCACCAACCAGTAATTTGTTTGTTTTCTGGAAGATGATGGATTTTTATACCGGCATTAAGCCCATCTACACAGTCGGTAAAGCAGGTAAACTCGTGTGGTAGAGTTAGGTGTCTGCTGACCGAGTTATGTAATCGATTTACCCAGTCAGCAGAAAACTTACTACCCCATTTAAGACATACTACCTGAATCATCTGGTGGATTAGTTATTGATTTTGATTTTATGAGTTCAGCACGTTCTCTGTTTCTAGATGCGCGGTCACTCATTTTTCTTCCGAATGGGCGGGACTTTTTGAAGAATTGTTTCTTACTTGAGTCTTGGGAAAGCCGATGAAATATCACAGTATCACTGGGAACTGGTTTGTTTCTGTGTTGTATACGAAAATAAGTCTCTGGTAGGTTTTGGTATCTGCCATCCCAGCCTTCGCGCCAAACATTTTCAAATGCTAGTTCGTCTGACCCTGCATCGGCACAATCATTCCACCTAGAAACCAGTTCAATACTTTTTGGTGTCCAATTAAAAAACATTGTGCCCACATGCCAGATTCTGGATGATCCACTTGGCTTTAGCCTTGCAGCAAAATCAACACTGGAATCGATTTGGTCAGGGAGCTTTACAATTGACCCGTCAACATCTATCCATAAAATCGGAGACTTTAGTTCATTAATGGTTTCCCAAATGAACTTGGACTTGAGTCTGGTGTTACTAAGCCATGATCCGGTGTCTGGTAATTCAACGATGTGGTGTGGCAACCCAAGTGATTCACATTCACGGGCTAATCTTGCTGCGTGTGCTGGATATTCCCAATTAGCAGTGTAGAAGCTAACTACCGTAAGCTGCATATCACATTCTCCAAAGATTGAGTATTTATATTCAATACAGTGGAAAAAACTGGATCAGTGATTTTGGATTCAACACATTCTAGACCAACTGAAGCATAATGGTCAAGAAACTTGATCCCATCACCAGAAAGCTTATCAGAAAACTTTACCCAAGCACAAGGAATGTTGTAGCTATGTGCAGCAATGATTCCATGTAGTGAGCTTGATATTATGGTCTCACATTCTGAAATCTCTGCTGCTACTTGTAGTGGGTCTGCTCTTAGTATGTCAATTACCCTTTCATTTGGATATCTGGCAACGACTTCTGCATAATCAACGTAGTGAGGCACAAACCCAAGCTTGTATCGCTTTTGTTTTGCTGGGACTATTTTGGAAATTAGCAGCCCCGGATCACCATAAACCTCTGGACAATATGCACCAGATTTTAACACACAATCGCGAGTGTATGGGCCACGAACACTTAACCAATTGGCACGCGGTTCCAATGGATCAGATGCACGCATTGTGCCAGTGCCAACAATGGTCATGCCGGGCCTAGCAAACTTGGCAACAGACCCAACACACAAGCCATCTGCTTTTTTCTTGTCTGCCCAGACCACTGGTATTTGATAGTGTGCGAAAATGTATGGAGTCAGTAGGTCACCAAAATTACCCGGTGACGGTCCCAAACTCCACCAAAAACTTCTTGCTTTATTAGACTGATGCATCCTCTATTCCTACTGACCTTAGTCTTACAATGTGCCCAAGCATAAAGTTTTTTGACTCTAGTGCTTTAATGATACCAAGATACCGGTTTCGGATCAGTGCAACTGAATTGATCAAAACTTCGTATTCAATCACCTCGTCTTCGCCGTCAGAATACTTTTCTGCGTCTCTGCTAGAAAGAGCACGGTTGTATTTTTCTAGGTATTTTTGGAAGTGCTTTCGGCGAATCTTGCGCAACTGAATATCCATGAAGTTCAACACAGCCTCAATTTCTTGAAGCTGGTTAAACCTAGTTTCAGTTATACCGGGTAGATCACGGGCAGATTTTTCCAACACCCCAAATATAGTGCATTCCCGCTTTGCTTCATTCAACTCATTTTCGTAGTGCTGAATGAAGTCTGGCAGACAGCTTAGGTCATCGGTTACCCTGTTATACCATCCGGACATAATTAATCGTCTTCGCAGTTTTCGTAGATATAGTCTTCGTCATCTTCATCGAAGTCTGAATCCACATCACCCCATTCATTGGTCACCAGCGAGTATGCACTAAGTGCATCTTCGATTTCAGGAACACCCTGAAAATGTTCGGCGATATCCTTGGGTGAAAACCCATGAGTATCAACCAGCACAGAAACCACTGCATGTGCTGCATCTTGGATTTCTACAGATGAAAGGTGCAGGCTGATGGTGTCCCACAAATCATAAATTACAATAAGTGATTCGTCATGTGTCATTGAGTGTTATTCCTTGATAGATTCTTCTGTTTCTGTTGATGCTGCTGATTGTGTGGCCCTGCTTGGATTGGATGCAAAATCCACCATTACTAGGTCCAAACAATTGTCTTCGTTGCGTTCCCATGCCTTGCGGAACTTCTTGATCACAGTGCCATCAAGTAGAGTGCACTTTAGGCTGTTTCCTTCTTTGACCAAAAGATTCTTGCTTTCAAACAAGTCTACCAGACCAGAATGTAAGCTCATCCCGTGGTCATATGGAATCTTTACTTGAACACTTTCAAATGGCTTTGCGTAGCGGGTCTTCATGACCCTGCATGCGGAACGAATGCCCCTTACGTCACTGATCTTGTTGCCGTCTTCATCTTCTTTTAGTTTTAGCTTTTTCATAGCTACCACGATAGAACTGGCGTAAATGAATCCGCTATTGTGACTTACCACACCGCTGTCAAGCAAATAGTGATGAGCGTCTGGAACACAAATATCGTAAACTGTTGTTACGCCTATTGACTGTTTTGATTTAATCTTTACTTTTTTTAGACTCATTAATTTTCTCCATTATAGCTGTTAGTCATCTGCTGGGTAGCAAAACCCAGAGACTGTGATTGTCAAGTTATACAACCTGAAGGATTTCATCACCACTAGACAGTTCATCCAGTGTCTTCCATACAAGCTGATTTTCATCGGTCTGCGTTAAAAACTTGTGTTCGCCAGTGGCCTGAATAACCTCGCCTGAGTCTAGTTCTATTTCAAAAACTTCTTTGTCATCAAACGTAAATGTGGATGATACTTCAACATCTCCATCTAGTGTAACAACTACATCACCTTCCTGAATTTCTTCGATATTCTTTGCAGAACCATCAGCCATCCATACTTTGTGACCAGCGGTTAGACATCCACCACTGATTTTGTCGTCAGGGTCAAAAATATCCTGCGATGCATAGGTATGGTTTGTTGCCACTAGTCCAACATTATAACTACCAAACATGTTTACGCAATTGCGAACTAGGCTGGTAAGTGCCTTTGGCTTGCGGCCCATATCACCCTTCATATCACCAGAATCAAACTGGTTTACATCGGTAGGCGTCAGAAGCATACCAAGTGAGTCGATCACAAACAAAACCTTTGGGCGGTTTTCCATGATCTTGTATTCCTTCATAAACTCTGAAATGGTCTTGGCAACATCATCGATCATAGCCATGTTTAGCTTTAATAGCTTGTCATCGCTGGTATCAACACCTAGTGCTTTTAGCCACTTTTCATCTAGTGCATTTTCACTATCAATCAAGATCACATAAATGTTTTGCTCTTGAGCGTTTTTGATAATGTT